GGAGTCCTTAGTCTTCCATGTGGATATGGAAAGACGGTCTTGGCGATATGGACGATTGCGCAACTTAAGAAGAAGACCTTAGTAATTGTGAACAAGGAGTTTTTGATGGATCAGTGGGTAGATAGTCTTGAAAAGTTTAGTAATGCAAGAGTTGGTATATTACAGCAGAATAAGGTTGAAATAGAGGGTAATGATGTTGTTATTGGAATGTTACATAGTATATGTATGAAAGATTATGCTAAAGGTATATTCGATACATTCGGTCTTGTAATATTCGATGAATGTCATCATATAGCGTCAGATATGTTTTCAAAAGCCTTGCCAAAGGTGGCGTCAAAATATATGTTGGGGTTATCGGCAACACCAGAAAGGAAGGATAAGTTGAGTCGTGTGTTTTATTATTATCTGGGTAGATTATTCCATCAAGAAAGGAGGACTGGCTCGAACTTAGTCGTGGTAAAGCAGATACATTGTCTATCTAGTAGTCTATATTATCAGGATTTATATTTAAAGAATGGAGTTAAGAATACGGGAGGAATGATTACGCAACTTATTGAATTTGAGACTCGTAATAGAATGATCTTACATATCTTGAAAATCCTGGTCTTACAGGGTAGGACAATATTAGTTTTATCATCGAGAAGGGAGCATCTAGAGTGGATTTACAGTGCATTACAAAAAGAGAATCTAAGAAAGGCTGATGGTAAATTTGTAACATTCGGTCTGTATTGGGGGAAACAGGATATGAATAAGAAGCAATATAAGAAGATGCTGGAAGAATCGGCAAAATGTGATATAGTTTTGGGAACATGTCAATTAGCACAAGAGGGGTTAGATATACCAACCTTGGATACATTATTATTTGCAACACCAATGACGGATATCATTCAGGCAGTCGGTAGAATCTTACGTAAATATCATGCTATAAATCCATATGTGATTGATATAGTCGATAAATTTGGTAACTTTCCAAAACATTTAAGGCAACGTCAAGACTTTTATGATGATGAAGAATATTATTGCGAGAAGGTGTCGGTATTCTTACATGATGATTTGAATGATAATAAGTATGAAGGTGTACTAACACAATATTTAAATAATACACCAGATTTAACAGAATTTATTGCATCACGCACTAATAATGCAAATGCAAATGCAAATACGAACACGAATGCAAATATGAAAAATACAAAATCAAAAACTAAGATTAATCTTCCAAAAATATTTAGTTTAACTGATGATAATGATGCTGAAGCCGAAGATATTGATAATAATGATAATGATAATGATAATGATAGAGTGGATTTACCAAGTGGATGTTTGTTCGAATCAGAGGAGACAGATAAAGAAGGAATAACACCAGTAATCAAGAAAATTAAAATATCAAACAATGTTGTAAATGTAAATGCAGTTAAAGTTTCTGAATTAAATAGTAAAACACCGATACCAAAAATTAAAGTATCTAAGATTCCAGTTAAAATAACGTTAAAACCCCTTAATATTAAGGATGTAGATAAAGAGAACATAAATTTAGAGAAAGAAAAAGAAAGAGAAAGAGAAAGATTTAGAGAGAGAGAAATAGAAAGAGAGAAAGATTTAGAGAAAGTCGTCCAAGAAGATAAACAAATAAAAATTAAGATTCCAAATGCTGAAACAATAGCTTTACAGTTGCATAAAGAGACAGAAAAGATAAATGTCAAAGAGCAAAATTACATTAATCAGCAAAATATAAAGAATAAAATGTTGGCCCAGCAGAATGAAATTGTTAAACCGAACCCACTTATAAATAAAACCAGCATTAAACGCAAGTTTTTTTAGGTAATATCACTATTTTATTATTTATTGCCTGGTTTTCAGAGCAAATTATCCTATCAATGATAATGATAATGATAATCATAATGATAATGATAATAATGATAATAATAATGATAATAATGATAATGACTCTAGTACTGTATCATCATGCTTTCTTTTATAAATAATATATTATATATAAAAAATGATATAATTAATAATTCTTTTTTGCAATTTACAAAAGAAGAACGAAACTAATGTTTAAAAATTTGCGTTTGGGTGGGTTGCGCTTTTATACAAATAAGCCTAATACTCTTAATACCCTTAATACTGATATTAAGATTGTTTCGACTAATAATCAAACTGCAATTCATGCTTTAAATCGTTATATTTTGGATTGGAAGATCTTTAATCAAGACTGTATGAAGTCAGTATTTACTGAAAGACTTACATTGAAATGTAAGACTGAAATTTGCTATGATTATGATACAGAATCGTTAATTATTCCTCACTTGCCATCTTCTATGGAATCAGCGGGAGAGGCAGATTACAAAGGTACTGATTTCTGGTATCAAACAAAGAAGAGTATTATCTTCGTAGATTTGTGGCTTATTCCTCCATCGGTCATTGCAATCCTCCTAAAGACAGATTCTACACTTGTTACATACAAGCGCATTAAAGTCTTTCTTTCGTAGAGCTAAGAGAGTCATATCTTTTCATTATACCTTATACATTATCGCATTAAAAAAACGCTTTGCATATTTAGAGTAAGGGAGGAAACCACAAAGTAAAGTAACAAAGTGGTGTTTTTTGTTTTTTTTGTGTTTTGTTCATTCGCGGCTCTTGATCACACCAGTCAAAAGTGAAGAGTTGTGATGTAGGTCAACACTGCATCTGCATGGAGATTCAGTTGCTCCTGAATGTTCATGTCGTGTTGCAGGTAGGGGTTCAAGAACAGGTAGACTTTCGGTGCCAGATCGAGAGAAAGATTGTGCGTCTTGAGAAACTCCGTAATAACGGAGTACTGGGTCTCAGAGATACCCATATCGGTTTGAAAGGAGGACATAGTGGTTATTTGTTTTGGTGATATAAATGGAAATACATTTTGGATTGCATCAATTTTAATATATAATATATGGGTCATTCAAATCATTAATCGACTAACTGCGATGAGTCGCAGAAGTTTGCTGTAAGCTTTTGTAAAAAATGATATTTAGTTATTCTTTATAAAAAAATCGTAGTTATAATTATTAATAATAATGTCTAATTGTTTGGATTCACATGCAACAAAATATGCTGATGGCAATATTCTTACACCATATGATGCAACTCTAAATCAGACTGATATAATAACCAATAAGAACAAATTTTATATAATGCAAATAATCATTCATAGTGCAGGAACGAATTTTAGTTTATACACCAGATATGGTAGGATAGGAGAAGTTGGTGTTATTAATTATACACCAGGATCCAAACAAGATATTATAAATAAGTTTAAGACTACCTTTAAATCAAAAACGAAAAATAACTGGATAGATGCATTTGGAACCCCAACTGCAACATCAGGTAATGATGTTTCTAAATTTACCAAATATAGTGATAAGTATTTTCTATGCCAAAAATCATTAATAACACCTGTAACAACTACAACAAAGGTAGCAACAACGGCACCAACAGTAGCAACAGCAGCGATAGCAACAGCACCAATAGTAGCAACAGCAGTAGCAACAGTAGCACCAACAGTAGCAACAGCAGCAGCAGCAGCAGTAACAGAAACAACCTCGCAACAAGTAGTAAAGCCTTTACTGAAACCAATAATAAAGCCATTAATAACAATAAAGAAGAAGCAGTTAGACAGGAGGATTGTGAGTTTCTTAGAGCTTATTGGCAATATGAAAATGTTGAATGCGGCGTTAAAGATAATGAATATAGATACTGAAAAGATGCCATTAGGGCAGATAAGTTCTGAACAATTAGATAAGGCTGATAAGATTCTGCAGTCCATTAAAGATTTATTGACTTCTGGAAAGCAGAAAGATAGTTTAGAGTTTATGACGAAATCGTCGGAATATTACACGCTAGTGCCAATAGTTGTAAGTAGATCATCAAGACCACCAGTAATTAATACGATGGAGATTATTGGTAGATATTCTGATAAGATAGATGAACTTAAAAACTTAAAGGTTGCTTATAATACAGTAAATGCAGGTAATCTTGCAGAGTCTCAAGAAGAGAAATATGAAAAATTGTATAAAGATTTAAAGACGGAGATTACACCAATTGAAAAAGATTCATTTACATGGAAACTTATCGAAAATTATGTTGTAAAAACACATGGTAGTACCCATAGAAACACGGGTAAAATAGAGATAGTTAATATATATGAAATAATGAGAGCGTCTGACAAAGAAAATAAGGAAATATACCAACCATTAGACAATTTGCAACTTTTATGGCATGGTACAAGACTAGGAAACTATATTAGTATATTACAGAATGGTCTAGTATTACGACCAGAGCTAATTTCGAATGCGACGATAACAGGTAAGATGTTTGCAAATGGTATCTATGCTGCCAACTCCTTTAGTAAATCATTAAACTATTGTGCTTATTCTGATACTAATAATGAAGCTTGCTTGTTCTTAGGAGAGTTTATTCTAGGAAATCAGTTAGAAAAGTTTCAATCAGATTCAAACTTAAGTGAGAAAATTTTATTAGCGCAAGGAAAGCATTCGACATGGGGTAGAGGAAAATCGACTCCATCATCTTATACGACGATTCCCAGTGTATATAATACCGATGGAAAGACGGATATTAGAGTCAAGGTACCGGATGGTGCTTTAGTGAGTTCGAACCTTAACTGCAGTTTGCTATATGATGAGTTTATCGTCTATAATGAAAAGCAATTAAGACTAAGATACATAGTACAAGTAAAAATACACTAGTTTAACTTGTTTAACTAGTTAAACAAGTTAAACTAGTAGTTAAACAAAAAAAACAAAGTAATATTTAATACTTTGTTTTCTATTTCTTTAATTATTAATTAATTTATGCTGAAGGTGTACCTCTAAAGGTTTCTGGATAGATAAATAATAAGAGGATAAAGAAGAGTAACATTATAACTAAGAGGATCGAAGTTGCTCTCCAACCAGCATCGATTCTTTTAATGCAATTGCATTCGGGATCGCCGAATGTTGCTGAATATAAACCCACGAAGATTGCTAATGCAATCGATAAAACCATGATAATAAATATCGCAACACTTCTTGGACTTGGTTTAGCCATTTTATACTATATATCTAATATCTAGATCTTTTATTAATATTATATAATTAATTCTACAATTT